ATGCATACGATTTGCTCAGTCCGGACGGCATACGTGTAGAAGTTAAATCTTCCGCATACATACAAGCCTGGGAGAGCGAACATCCGGCAAGAATCTCTTTCCGTATAGCCCCAGCAAAATCGCTGGACGCTTCTGGAAACTACTCAGCCGATTCTCAATACTGCCGGCACTCAGACGTGTACGTGTTCTGTGTCTGGACTGCCATGAGCCGAGAACAGAACATACTTGATTTATCATTATGGGATTTTTACGTGATTGCAACAAAGATATTGGACCAGAAGGCCCCGAATCAGAAAACAATTACTTTCCAGTCTTTGCTGTCTCTTCAACCAAGGAAGGTTGACTACTTTGGTCTTTATGAAGCAATAAGAAGTGAATCTATGAATGATTGAAAATGGGACGTCATTTGTGACAAAGCACACATATATATTTATTTATAATATTTATATTTTTTATTTTATTATATAGCACCGTCATTGTGATATCATTTTTCCAGTCATTCAGCGTATTTGTCCAGATATGTTTTTACATTCTTCCGGGCAATGAAGATTTTAACTCATGTCAAATGATAGAGAAAATTCCTGTTTCAAAAGTCATTTTTCAATCATTGCGTATGTCATTACTGACATCACATTTTCAGTCACTTTATAATAAGGAAGAAACTGATTACACTTGTAACCTCTTTTGTAATATTCCGATATGCCATAGAAAGCTGTAATTTGCTTTTTATGGCTCTTTTGCTTTTGGTGAAGGAGTGTATGCAGACTTTCTCTTTAATCCACTGGGACGCTTTTCGTCAAAAGTGGCTCTACATTTTTGTTCATTATTTTTCTTGACAAAAAATCTTTTATCTGAACCGCTCATTTTCAGCAAATAAAAAATGCCCCAGGCATCCGAAGATACCCAGGGCGTGTGTGACATATTATCCTTGACCAAAAGAGGTGTATTTAGTTTCTTAGTTCCTTGCCATTAAAAGCTTTCTTACTTGATGAATACCTGTCCTTTGTAATATCCAGCCATCCATCCGGACGGTGCCTTAATCCATATATCGTTACCGACTACGTTCACCTCTTTGCAGGTGATAACTGTACCGGCATCCAAGCAACCGTCATTGTCTTTATCGTGCTTCTGTCCGTCTGCCGTAAGCTGTGAATGCTTCTTGGCAGCATAATTTGTTCCAGGACCAGTACGCACTTTCAATTCTACCTGCAGTGTGTATGCTTTTCCGACTGTATACTGAGGGCTCTTCGCAACCTCTGGTGCTGCTGCGCTCTGCTTTCCATTGTATACAGAGGTCAGTTTAGCTTTACTTGCCGGTCCGTATTTTCCATCCACTTCTAACGCATAGAATTCCTGGAATGCAAGCAGAGCTTTTTCGGTATCTCCGCCGAAGGATCCATCCACTCCGGACTTGCCACAAGAGTATCCGCAGCCAATCAACATCTTCTGCATCTCTTTTACTGCATCTCCGGAATCTCCTTTCTGAAGATAATTCCTTACGCTCACTGTGCCAGCATTGCTGACTTCTCCGGTATATCGGTAAACATACTTCCACGGCTTGTTGTAATAACTCCGGATGCAGATCTCTCTACCTGTCTGATCTCCAGACTTTCCTCCTGTCGTGGTTCCTTTTTCATTGATACTTGCATGCACCAGCTTCCCATTTCCGCAATAGAAGGCTGTATGACCGTTGCCAAGGAGAACATCTCCTCGCTTCATTCCACTTCCGGTTGACAGATTCACAGATGCGATCACATTCTTGAATCCAATATTCGGCAGAACTTCCTGCATATTACCAGTGTATGTTGCACCCTTCTGTTTTGCTGGGATTCCGGCGTTTTCCAGGCAATTGATAACCAGTCCGGAACAATCATAGTTTGGGTTGCCCCAACGGTCAACCTGGTCGTAACCATGTGAATCGTCCAGGGCGATTGCCTCTGCTCTTGCTACTGCATTTTCAATTTTGCTCACTTTGTTTTCCTCCTTCTTCTGATTCTGGTAAATCTTTAAATACTGCTCCCCGTAAGAAGCCCTTGTTTTCTTCACTGCCGAACCTACATTCGCCGGAGCCTCGAACTTGACTAAGAAGATATCGGACGCTTCCTGCACTGAGGTTGCGGTCTGCAATACCTTCCAGACACTCTTATAGCTCGTCTTCAATTCGCTCAGCATGTACTCTGTCTGCGTCTTCGCATCTCCGATGGACACTCCTCTGGACTTGACCAGATCGTAAAGGCCGGCTTTTCTTCCGGCAGATGTCCACTGACAGAACCCGTAACCGTACTGCTTGGAATCTCCCAACGGATGCAGGAACAACGCTCTCGTTATCTTTCCGGAGTCTACCGCTTCCGTGTAGGTATCGTCCGTATATTTGTACCCAAGTAATCTCTCACAAAGGTTTTCCAGATTACGTGGATTCATTTTGGATTCTGCGTAAATGTTCCCCATTGCCGCACACGCACCATATATCGTGCAACCGGCAGCCATTAAAGCGTCAAACAAAATATCTGTGTATGTATTCCGTTCTATTGCCATTTGTAAATTCTCCTTCATTCACAAAAAGGGCAGGGATTTCTCCCCACCCGGTCATAAGTATGTGTCCTCTTCTGGGTCCATCTCATCATCATCTTTCGGATGCAACTGCCCCATCTTGTCCATCAGCAAAAATGTCAACGGAACGAACACCGCAAACAAAATTACCAACGGCCAGAAGATTCCTGCCATCAGCAACAGCACTATCACAAGCGGATAATTCGGCTTGCTTGGCTCATAGTACATGCCATTGTCCTGACAGTACAACTCTTCGTCTTCATCTTCCATCCGGCACAGTGTCCGGATACACCAGATGTAGACTGGCTGGCACAGTAAAATCCCCAAAAGGTACACCAATAGGATTTTTAAGCCCATAGCTCCTCTCTCCCTTCTCCGATCAGTTCTGAGAGCCATTTACCTTTCCATCGTCCAAAAGGTCCTTAACTTCCTTGAACCACCAGTCAATAATTTTCAGCAGTACCTCTTCGGACATGATTACCTGCAACCACTTAGGCAGCAATCCTCTTGCCTGCTGTACTACCCATTTCAGTTTCTTTTCTCCCTGGCCGGACTCTTTGTAGATATGTTCAGCGTGCAGGAACAGCTTGTACACCTCTTTCCGGATGCCATCCAGTCCCTTCGCTTTCGCATACTGATATACGACCACTGCTGTCACAACGACCAGCACTGCGATCACCAGAATCAGAACCGGAATCGGCACCTGGCTTAAAAAATTCAATAATTCCATAGAATCAATCCTCCTGTTATACTTTGTAATCTCTTGATAGTTCCCTGTAGCGTTTTTAATTGTTTGAATGGGGAAATTATTGCCTAAACGCTATAAAGGCAAATATTGGCGGCTATGCTACTACATTCCGACCTGTGTGGCAACCCAGCCAAGCACGATGCCGATAATGGCTGTTACTACATAGCCTGTTACTTTTCGCCACATTTCCCCGTCCCTGTTCTCCAGGGTTTCCAGACGTTTCCCCTGTTGCTTCTGTTCCCCAACCATAAGCTCAATACTCTGTGCCAGCTTTTCAACTGAAATCGTAAGAGCGTTGATCTGCTTTGTGTTTTCTTCCAGCAGCTCAATACGTCTATTCTGCCTATGATCCTCTGCTTCAATGTTCTTTCTAAACTCTTCGTGCTCAGCTCTTGAAATCACGTCTTCCATGTCCTCACCTCCTTCCAGATATGCTTCTATATCGTCGACGTCCGCATACGG